TACTCTACCAGTAGCGCCAGTGCTTTCTCCTATAATTAATTGGCCCAAAAAAATTTCAAGATCGCTAGAAGATACATTAGTTAATCTGACAATAGAAGGTTGATTCCATCTACCATCAGATGTTCTCAAGATATTATCTGATGGAAAATATACTTCTAAATCTTCGTTATATAAAGCTCTGAAAAGAAACTTAAAAGATTTCTCATTACCTTTTTGATAATACATCTCGCGAATATGTTTCGCAAGAAGAGCCTTATCTACTACGGCGTCGTCTGGAATATTTTTATATATTTCTTCGCGAAAGTATTGAAAATAATCTGTTACGGTAGTATCAACATCTGCTCGTGAAAGAAGACTTTTACTGACTTCAATGTAGTTATTGCTTTGTTCTAAGAATTCATAATAAGCCTTAATAAAGGCTTCCAGTTTGGGACCTTCATCCCGAACAAAATCCGGTAACTGTTGACTTATAAGAGCGGATGTTTTTTTAGTAATAGCCATTTTTAAACCGCAATCGTAAATCCAGAAGAGGTAGTTGCAATAGCATTTTCTGTGTTAATAGTAGTGCTAACACCAGCCGTTGCTACTGTACCTACTGTTGATGTAATATTATTTGTATTGTCATCAACAGTACTAATAGTTGCTCCAGATATTAATAGTATCTGATTACGCGAAGCAAATATGTTTTTGTTTCTTGGTTTAACTTTCACAGAAAGATATTCGCCATCATACGCTGAAATTAAAGTGTTATTAATTGTAACTAGACCAGTGTCATAGTCTATAATACCAAAATTTCTATTTCTATATACTTTACCTGTAGGAGTCTGAGTAAAGGATCTTAAAATTCCATACCCGTTGTCATCAATTTTTTGACCACTAATACCATCTATAGTAAACGAAGAAGTAGATACTAGACCATTGAGATGTCCTTCATGTGGATGATATACGGCTTGATTAAATACTAATTGATATGTATTTTTTGTAGTTAAAGGAATAAATCTTTTCTCAATTGTAATATCAGCATCTACTGACACAAAACTGGAATTAACATCTTTGATTGTTTCTATCATTTTGTATAGATAGAATTTTTGATCAAAAGTTCCAAGATTATTTGATTCGTAAGAAATTAGAGAATTCTGAATAATAGTATTTAATTCACCTGCTGTCAAAGATGTTGTTTGAGGATTATATCTGACAGTAATCGTTGGATTAATGTAAAGATAAGTAGCATCGACCATTTCAACGTCTATAGAAACAGTATTTCTTGTTTTCAATGAAGCTCTAATAGCTTCTTTTCTTTGATTTGAAAGAATTGCACCAGATAGAGGTTTAGTAGCAATAAAAACTTTACCATATACAGCAGGTATATTTTCTTCGCCACCCCAAACACTAATTGATTGAATATCGCCTTGTTCAGATAAAATTATATTCTTATAATCTTGTTTGGTTACAAGTCTATCTTGTGCTTGGAATTTGAATGGTGCATTAAACTTAATAGAATCTATTGTTTCTTGTGGTGCGCCGCCTTGGGCTGATGATGTAGTTGTAATAGTAAAGTTTGAATATCCATCAAGAGATTCTGGTGCGCTAAACGTATTAGTACCATTAACAGTATTACCTGATGTTATTCTATAGTCTACAATAATAATGTTACCATCTATAGGTTTCTTACCAAAAATACTATCACCAAATTGAATTTCATAAAGATTGTCTTCGTTCTCTTGAACAAAATATATTTTTGAAGTACTATTTACAGAAGATAAATCACCTGCAAGATTATAAGTAGATACTGTTGTGTTAGATGATGATTCTTGTATTCTAACTGTAAAACTAGTTGTGTCAGTATTTTCGTTAGGTAGAATATATCTTACAGGATTAGCAGTACTTACAGTAAATCTATGTTGAAGTGGTGTGCCTTCTACGATATTAAGAGTACCAGTAAATGTACCATTATCTTGAGGAGACATTGTTGTTGATCCTGACGTGACAAAGGTATATTCAATACCATCTATAGTAGATGTAAATTGAGTATTAGCAGGAACAGTAACTCCGGTAGGGCTATCATCGGGTGTTATAACAGCAGATAATGCAGCCGTAGCTCCTCTTGCAGATCTTGGTACATAGTTTAACATCTTTGCGCGAGATACAACACTATTTCTTAACTGCGCTGAATCAAGGAACATTTCATTACCAACCATATTAAGATAGAATGAATTATGATAAGTATTATAAGCTAAAACATCCAATAAAATAGACAAAGTTGAACTGTCAAAATCGTAGTCTGAAAATTCAGTTTGGCTTCGTAGATATGTCTTTAAACTTGTTTTAATATCATCAAAGTTTAATTCAGAAACATTTAATGTTGATTTGTTGCTGGCCATTATCGGATTCTTTCAACTGTAAATTCTAGTTCTGATAATATAGGTGATTCATTGATACGAAATATTATACTAATTGTTATAGCATTGTTGTCTATTCTGTTTGAATTAACGTCTACATCGACAACTGTTACTCTTGGTTCAAATTGTCTTACGGTATCTTTAATGTTCTCTTTAATCGTTATTTCGGTGACTCGATCTAGATTCTCAAATAATAATGCTCTGATATTACCACCGTATAGGGGTTCGAAAAACTTTTCACCACTGTCTGTTAGAATAAGATTTCTCAACGCTCTTTTAATTGCATCTTCATTCTTTAATACTGTAACTTTTTTTGTTACTGGATGAGCTATAAAATTTAATCCTAAATCAGAATAAATGACATCGTTTATAGGCGATGTCGTTCTCGAAGGATTTTTTGCTCCAGAAAAAGTTGCTATTGATACCATAATCTTTTCTCTTGTTTTCTTATATTTATTATTAATATTTAAAGATATCTTCTACAGACTTGTATTTGGATATTTTTTCTGTTTCTATCATCTCTATGTCTGCTATAACAGCCTCAATGTTTTCTTTCCAATAATTTAAAAACTTATTCACTCTTGGGTATTTTGGTTTTATATCCATTGTTTGCCACATAAACTCTTGTATTAAATCTCTATAATCAGGCATATAGTAAAATACATGAAGTGAAACTAATACTTTATTTCGTACAAACATTAGAATACCTATTCTAGATTTTAGGGATAATTAGCCGGATCAGATGAGCCTGCTTGATCAAGTCCATAAGTTTCTATCTGTGTTGTATCTTCAAAATCTACTTCAACAGCAACTAAGTCTATACCATGAACTCCTGTAGTTGTTGTTATTGTAGTTACAGTATTTCCTACAGAGACCGTACCAGATCCTCCTCCATTTGCAAATATATTAGTTGATCCCGTTTGTGCTTTATTTGGAATCCATGATGAATGTCCAGCAGTAGCATCACCTTGTCTATGCCATTTTATATTATTTACAAACACGTTTGGTGATCCTCCTAAAGCAGGATCTGTACAATAAGTCTTATCTCCTATTCTAACAGCCTTTTCACTATTAGCATAAGTGTTTGGCGAACCAGTAGCATATCTAGTTTGATGAAAAGGATTTGGTGTTCTACTTGGATGTCCAATATGTCTATCCAGATTTGTTCGAACTACACCGGGCATGTTATTCTCCTTCTAAATCATCATCTTCGCCGAATAAATCAGCTAAACCTGCTTCTAGATCTATCTTTGCACCAGCCAAAACAGTTTCTATCTTAGGTAATTCGGGAGGTTCAGGTAGTTTTAATACGGGCAAGGTTGGTGGTACAGGTATTATACCTTTCTTTACTATCTCGCCAGTTATTAATTTTTCTACATTGGGTACTAATGAACACACATTATCAAGATTTATTTTTCCTGATAAAATGTCTGTTGCTAATCCCTGTATATCTACTCCAGGAATGTCACCATATGTTTTAATAATATTTGTAATTTGGGATGCAAATGCTGCTGGATTATTTGCCAATGCTATTAAAGCAGTCATGTCTGATATCAGACTAGCAGCAGGTAACAGACTAGTTGGTAATGGTAGAGATGATAGAATACTATTTGCTATAGTATTTAATTGTGTATTTGCTAAACTTTTTAATGCATTAATATTGGTCGCCAAAGCACCCGCGCCAGTATTAATAAGACCTTTTACCTGTGTTACAAGTCCCCCTGTCAAGGATTTTACCAGATTTAATCCTAAATCTATACCGCAAGACATAATTTACTCCTTATACCGCTGGCGTTTTAGGGTCTGGGTTAAGATTAATTACTTTACTATCATCAGTTAGTCCTGAAATTATAGATAGATCACCCGCTGTAGTATCAATAGCCATTTCTTTTTCTGAATGGATTTTTACTTTCTCGCTCGCCGCTATATCAATACTATCGCCTGTGGCTATATTCATCTGACCATCACTAATAAGACTGTGACTACCAAGTATTAATTGAGAAGAATCTTTCGTTATCTGTATATCACTATTCTCTGTTACTTTCTGTGTATAGTTTTTCTGAATAGTTTCATCGTGATTTCCTTGAATAAGTTCAGTTCTATCTTTAGCAACCCGCTCTTCTTTTTTACCTTCAATGTTTGTCTGTTGGTCTGTCAATACTTCTTTAATATCACTTCCCTGTATCTTAGTAATACGATCACCACGAACGGTAACAAATTGGTCACCGCCAACTTCTGTATAGTGATTTCCTTCCACTTTTAATTTACAATCACCAACGATTGTAACAGTCATAGAACCTTGTATAAAGACCTTTTTATTTTTTACAACAATTTCATAATCATCTCCTACAACTTTAGTAGACCTTGTACCGTCGTGTTGTGTTTCTACAAAGGTACCAGTTTTATGAAAAGAATGAATTCTTTCAGCGCCGGGAGTATCATCTATCTCAGTAACATGTCCAGATTCTGAAATATGTACATGATTCAAAGGATAGACTGATCTTTTCTTTGTAGAATATTCTTTTGGTGTCTCTCCACCATAACGAGGATTAGGTTCACTCCATTTTGGAAAATCTGCGGAATAATCTACACGGGCTTTATTTCCAATAGAATTTACTTCTGGTGCTACGGCCTCGGGGACATCATTTACTTTATTCAGAATTTTAGTTTCATAATGTGTATCACGAGTAGGTCTATCTTTTAATTCAGTTATAAGACCAACATCTTCCGCACTCTTATTAGATAGATTAGATTCTTTTTCACCTCTAGCTGCACGAGGAATATCCGGTTCTTTTAGAAGATCTGGATATAAACCATTGGGCGAATTAAATCCTTTTTCTTTATTTGATAATTCTGTGGGTATACCAGCAAGTGAACCTAAGACCATGGGTTTCTGTGCATCTTCGTCATCCATAAAGAAACCAAAAACCCAAGAGCCTTCTACAAGACCAGTGGGAGATCTACCTATTCCACTAGTAGCAGCAGAAGTGACTGGTTGAACACATTGAGCCCAAGGTAATGCTTCAGTTGGAATTTTCTTCTTATCGTCTGTATGCCAAGTATAACATCTGACACGGACACGCCCAAGTTTTAATGGATCTTTTCGATCTTCGACAACACCAAAAAACCATATAAGATTCATACCAAAATAACTATTTTTAACTTTATCTGAGACAGCCATAATAATATTCCTTATTTGTATCTACCGGAGTATTTTTTATTCACATCAACAAAATAACTATCTTTAGCTAATGTTAGATATGTAAAATATCTACCCTCATTGCCAATAAAGTTATGAGTTAGAGAAGTGATTAGAAATTTATTATTTTTCTTATTTCCAAATAAATGTGAATACGGATTCATTTTATCTTCTTCTAAACTAGAAGAAATTGGAATATTTACATTTACTGTTTTACCACAAAGTAGATTGCTATTTCCTGGAACTGCTATTGTCAATGTAGTATTATCTAAAAGATTAAATTTCATTGCTTTTCGACCATAAGATTTGTAAGCGGTATCAGCATGAAAAATAAACCTGTCATTTTTTTCTGTTATTCTATTTTTAATATATTCAATTTCTTGATATGTATCGTTGAACAATCTTGCTACATGATATTGTTTGTTTGATTGGCCTGTATCTTCTTTGAAAATGGATTCATCTATAATGATATTATTTCTGTCTAGAGTCTTGAATTTATCTTTACTTTTTTGAATATTCAGATAGTTATTAACTATCGACTTAAATCTTTTTGTTATAGGATCAATTACATCAATTCGATTACCAAATTTACCACCACTAGACCCTCTAATTACATCATTACCTCCTGTATATTCAAACTGACTTATAGTTTCATATCTGGTATTATTATCTACTTTATTTAAAGTTCTTTCTTCGATACCATGGTCACCCATTATAAAAGTTTCTACAACGTCTTGTTCTAAGAGATAGCTTATAGGTGTGAAAACAAATTCGTCTCTATCTTCATAAAAGACAAAATCCGAATCAGGATATTCTGTTGACCTAGAGTTATCAACACATCTCTGAATAAAATCAAAAGGTCTTTCACCATTTACTGTAATTGATTGCAATCCATCAGTACTATCTGCTGATAGTGTTTTTTTAAATTTAGGATAATCTATTAATCTAACACCTCTAAATTTTATATTCGATTTTAGAACATAAGAATCAAAGATATTTTTAACGATTTCTGAATAAGTCTTGCCTACAAAATTAATGTCTATATTTGTTAAGCTATCAATCATACCTTCAATAGATATTAAACCAAGCGTATAATGTTCTAATTTATTATCAACTTTAGTTCTATTATAAACGGAATAAACAAAAAACGTTTTCTTTACAAAAATGTTTCCAGATTCAGGAGATCTAAAACTAATCGTAAATAATTCATCTCCAATAATAGGTAATTTATCTATTAGACCAAGACCATCCATTATGGAAACACTACCATTCATACAATAAGAAAATATATTTTCTTGTATAACTAAATCTGTGATACTATAACGAACATCTATAGATGTTCCGTTTGAACCTAATAGACTAGCCAATTCTATTTCAATATTTTCATTTAAAAATTCTGGTTGTGCCGCCATTATCTAAAAACATCCGATAATTCTGAAAGTACGCTTCCTAAAGTATTTGTATCAACATAAATTATATTTCTTTTATTATCATTTAATTCTACTTCATAATCATATTTACTAATAGATTCTTTAACTGTGGTAGATAAAGTATTATAAGTCGTTAAATCAACTTTCAATGTTCTTTTTGGTATAATTGTTCCATCAAATAGAACCTTTTGTTGATTAAGTATCTTTCTATATTCATGAACTGTACTTTGAGCAGCAGGAACACTACCATATCTACTTTCAATATAAGATATGAAATCTCTATATCCTAAAGGCCAGTCATAGATAGGATCATGCATATTATTAATAAGTAAAAGAAACCAACTCAAATCAGATTGTCCATATAATTCAAACGCTACATTATCCGGTCTTTGCGACTCTTCAATCGTATAAGTATAATAAAAACCACGATTCTTTTTTATCGTTTCTACTATTTTATATCGTAACATGATATTTGTTACGATTTGAGATTTGTTTTTAAACTTTAAATCGTATGAGATTTTTGGAAAGTTATTAAAATAAAAAGACATTTAAATGTTCCATTAATTATCAGGAGAGAATGATAAAGTAGGTTCGGCGGGTCGTATTGAAAATTTACCCTCTTTTGGAGATTTAATATACCCATCACCACCATAATCTTCGTCGTTAGACAAACGAACAACTGTTTCTAAGAATGAAGCGTTTAGTGTAACTTCTACAGGAGCGTTTGTTGGATAATGATATTGTGCCCCTTTACCATGAAAATTAACATCAAAACTTGTCAAAACAGAAGTCTTAATATCAAAAAGATACTTATTATCAGATAAAGTGATACCAAATTGTTTAGGATAATCATAAAAATGTTTCAATTTATTTTCTCCTGGTAACATAGCATTCCTAAACGCGCTAATAATACTTCTTAATATATCACTTTCTTTTTCATTCTTTGGAACTATATTCCAAGAAAAGTTGTGTGTTTTAAAGTTTACACCTTCAAACGCGGCAGCTAGATATGGATTTCTAGCTACACCAGCACCAACAGTAACTCCTTGTACTGCTTGTCCTAAACCAGCACCCAATATACCACCGGCCGCTCCAGCTTGGGATGCAAGCAATCCTCCAGCACTCGCTGTTAATTCAGAACCATAATATAAGGCAAGATTACCAGCAACTTCTTTTAGACTTGTCGAATCTAAACTTCCTCCTTCATTTCCTAATACACTTTTAAGTCTATCAATAGCACCATCAGAATCTCCTTGCGCGGCTTGTTGAACCGCACCTATTAATTCTGGTGCATTTCTAGCAGCCGCCGCTCCTACTGGTCCAAGTGATTGACCATTCCAGGTCGATTGCCAACTTGTACTTAGATTTTGAGGCAAAGGTAAGGTGACAGTACAATAAACCAACTTTTTATCAAAATCTTCTCTTTTGTATTTGTAACTTTTAGAAATACGAAACATCATAAATTGGTCGTACTCAGATACGTCTAATGGTAATCTAAGATCTGCCATATAAATAATCCTTATTATAACACTTTTTATTATTTATATGGCATATTCAGGAAAGTTTCAACCAAAAAACCCAAAGAAGTATAAAGGCAACCTATCGAATATAGTATACCGTTCAAGTTGGGAAGCAAGATGTATGTCTTATTTTGATAAAAATGAAAATGTAATTTGGTGGTCTTCAGAAGAAATAATAGTACCTTATCGAAGCCCTGTCGATGGTAAAGTTCATAGATACTATCCAGACTTTATTATTAAAGTAAAACAAAAAGATGGAGGTATTAAGACGATTATGATAGAGATAAAACCAGAGTATCAAAAAAAAGAACCAAAAGTTCAAAAAAGAAAAACAAAGAAATATATAAACGAAGTCTTTACCTATGCTGTAAATCAAGCAAAATGGAAAGCGGCGTCTAGTTTTTGTAAAGATAGACTCTGGGAGTTTTATGTGTTAACAGAAAAAGATTTGGATATAAACCAATGAGTTTTTTTGTATACGCCATCGGACCAGAAAACGGTCCTGTAAAAATTGGTTTTACCAATAACTTAAAAAAAAGATTAAAAGCTATACAAACTGGTAATTCAGAAAAAATTGAAGTTTTTTATTCAGAACAATTTGATAGTAAAAAAGATATGATGGAAGCAGAACGTATATTACATAAAACACTATCTCATAAAAGACTAAAAGGAGAATGGTTTGATATCTCTCCTAAAGACGCCAAACTAGAATTAATTCATATGAAAATGAAATATTAGGAATCTCTATGATTGTCTTTATACACGGTGCTAATGCTACATCAAAGTCCTGGTCATATATCCTATCAAAGATAAACGTGAGAAACATTTCCGTTGACTATGACAGTTCATTAGGATTCAGAAGAAATCTAATCTCAATACGAAGTCAGATTCCAACAGATGAACCTATACAGATTGTTGGTCATAGTCTTGGTGGTATCTATGGACTATATCTAACACAAACACATAATGTCACGAAAGGATTGACACTTGCTACTCCATATGCCGGTGTCGCCGTGGCAGACTTTATGAAGATGATTTTTCCTGGCTCTCATCTATTGAAGGATATCGGAAAGTATAGTCGATTCATAACAAAATCTAGAAACATAAAAATAAAGGTACCATGGACTCAGATCATCACAACAAGAGGATCTTTACCATGGTACCTTGAGAGAAATGACGGTATCGTTCCTATCAGTTCTATGACTTGTAGAAACGATATAAACTATCTAGAACTACCCTATAACCATTATGAAATTCTTTATTCCGATGAAGTGGTAAATTTAATTACTTGTTAATCAATTCACCAGTCACCACAGCACCACGGCATCACCAGACACCACATCGTTACCAGACACCTTACCAGACACCCTAGCGTTATCATACACCTCAGCGTTACCAGTCACCTCAGCGTTACCAGTCACCTCAGCGTTACCAGACACCTCAGCGTAACCAGACACCCAAGCGTTACCAGACACCACAGCGTTATCAGACACCCTAGCGTTACCGGACACCCAAGCGTTACTGGACACCCAAGCGTAATCAGACACCCTAGCGTTACCATACACCTTAGCGTTACCAGTCACCTTAGCGTTATCAGTCACCACAGCGTTACCATACACCCTGGCGTTACCAGACACCAAAGCGTTACCCTTCACCTGAGCGTAATCAGAACCAGACACCACAGCGTTACCATACACCATAGCTTCGCGTCCAACAAAAACGCTCTCAGAAACAGTAGCGGTATCAGCAACCCATCCACCACCATTAGAATGCTGGTGGGCGGGGACCGGACCGTTGCCAAAATCAAAAGTGGTCATCTCGTTTACTCCCTCCAATCGGAAATCGTGACGATGGACTTCAACTCTTCGACAAGAGCCCGACCCGCATCGGTAAATAGAATACCCTGAAGATATACCCAATGCTCAATGTCTTGGGAATGATAGAAGGTATCCTCTTCAGTCATCCACCGAAGAGCAGTGGTACGGTCACCCGCACCTGCTTCGATAACTGAGGCAATCTCAGCCTCGAACTTACGAAGAGCGCGAGCCTCTTCCTCCGCCTCCTCTGCTTCCCGAATATCGAAAGCACGACCAACGGAATCCCAAATCTCCTGCTTGCGGGCAGGAGTGGCGGTGTAGAACTCATGACCACGTGGGCGGAAACCATAGGCGTCCTTGTGGAAATCGGAGAAGATGTTTTCTTCGTAGGTGTAAGCAGTCATTTCATTCACTCCTTGTTTCATCATGTTTATATTATAACAAAAGAATTAATTTTTGTCAACAACTTTTTTACCAAAATCTACACGCCAAGCGAAATTTGCTTCCAGTTCACGAATCAACTCATCCCACGACCGAGGGAAGTTTGAGAACTTAGCACCACTTACCTTAGCGATAAAACCGCCATCAGGATGCTTCCGAATGACGATCTCGTGGTCTGCACAGTTCATGGAAACCCAACGGTCGAGCGAAGGAATGGAACGAAACTTAGCAATCATGTTCTTATCTCCTGTTTTCATCATATAAATAGTATATAACGTATCTTATTTTTTGTCAACAGAAAAACGAACATGGCATCAAAAACTTTTGACGAAATTCTGGCTCAGGGAGTGAGGTCTGGACAATTACCAGCTAGGACACAAACGTCTAGAGATTGGTTTCGCAACACAGCGAGAACGACTAGTGTTACGCCGGAAGCTGTTGTTAGGGGTGAGAGAGCG